TAGATTGATTTCCGTAAGTGCTTTCACTCGTTTAATGGTAGCCACATTGATATCAACGACCCAGTATCGTCCTCGCGCGTCTATGAACTTCTTCATGGATTAGTTACCTCCACCACCTCCACCACCGCCACCTCCGCCGCCACCTCCGATGTTCATACCGCTCCCGGTTGTCGACTGAGTCGGTTTCAAGGTAACGTCCGCCGCGATAACTTCCTCGAGGTTTTGATTGACGTTGAACTGCATGACTTCGCAGGTCAGTAGAAGTGTTCCTCCTGTATCGCTGATTTCCACATCGCAAGGATTGCCTGTCATAAAGAGATTTCGAATTATGGAAAACGTATTATCTCCCACTTTATTGAGAACGGTAAACTCGATGGAAGCATCCTTGAGCGTTCCCACGGTGGCTCGCCATCCGTTGTTATCGCGAGTGCTCGCGTCGGCTTCCGACTTTTCAAGCGATACGGTTAGATCTTTACAGTTTTTGATCTCGTTACCGTTAATTTTGAGAACGGCATCGAGACCGAGTACAACTTCTGGCAAAATGGCACCTCTTGTTCTATAATGCTGGAACAGGAAAAAAGGAGGACAAAATGACGCTCCACGAACTAGAGCAGACCATCGCGAAACTACCGCCCGCTGAACTTTCCGAGTTTCGCCAATGGTTCTTGCGTTTTGACGGCGATCGCTGGGACGAGCAAATTGAGAAAGATGCCACTTCAGGAAAGCTTGAGTCGCTCGCACAATCCGCTCTACGCGAGTTCCGAAGTGGCCAGACGAATCCTCTATGATTCATCACGCAACATCCACTTTCTGGGATTGCTACAAGCGACTTCCAGTTGCAGTTCAGCAACTCGCCGACAAAAATTTCGAGCTTCTTAAAGCAGCCCCAGACCACCCCTCTCTGCACTTCAAAAAGGTCGGGCCTTACCGCTCGGTGCGAGTCGGTATTGCGTACCGAGCTCTCGGAGTTGAGGACGGGGACACGATTGTTTGGTTTTGGATTGGCAACCATGATGAATACGAACGCTTGATTAATGGATAGGGTCATTTAACTGAGTTGGCCCAAAACATGGGGAGCCGACTCCGGTTGGCTTCCAGTGCCGGCTTCATAAAGGGTCGCTTTGGGTAATGACGAGGTTTGTTGTCGCTGCGACGCTCGTTTTCTTCAGCGATCAAGCGTGTGGCTCGAGCGGCTTGGGCAGCGGTTCTCAAACGAATCCGAGCAAACTTGGTGTTAAACCCTCGATTTTTGATTCGAATCGGGCCATACTCTCTGGGTGAGAATTCATGGGCCTTGAGCCGTCTTCGGCTTTTGGTCCTGCCGCCGAATTCATGCAGGTTCCAAATCTTGCCAGCGAACTCATTCACAGGACCGATAACGACTTCCGTCTTGTTGGGAGAGACTTCGTATCGGATCACACGCTTCAGGTGTCCTGTTTGCGTGTGGGGAGGCGAACCAGGTTGGGATGGTTTTTTGCGTCTTCGGATGCTACGCCGAGCCGTGAGACGAATCGCAGCGCCGGCATGCTCCAGGGATCGAAACGTGGCAGACTGGACCTTGCGCTGTACCCCGTGGGAATCGAATTGCATTTGAACGCGCAGCTGAATCATTTCGCAATCTCAAAGGTCAGGGTGAGGAGACTGGTGAAAAGTCGCAATTGCTCCCAATGTTCACTCGAGTAGAGAACGGTGTGTTCCACCTTGATACAGCGTGCTACTTGAAACGACAGAAGACGTTTGAGGCGGAACTCATCAGCAATCTGTTCGCCAAGATCCACCAGGGCGTCAATCTCCTGGTTCGTCCCGTGGTCGAACTTCTTTTGAATCGCGATGTCCACCCGGCAGTGATAGCGATTCTGGGATCGGTCATGTGGCAGGATTTCCATATCTCGAGGGACCACGCTCACTCGAAGTTCTTTCATGTCCTCCAAATCGAAATTGGCAATGTACAGACGCTGGGCTTGGAATGTCAAACCAAAGTTGGAAGCATTAAGCTGGCTTGTTACGCTCTCAGCAATCTGCAGAATGGTGGTCATGTTGAATGAGATTCGACTTGCTTGATAAAGATGCGGAGTTTGAATGGGAGCCGTTTCGCCAGCGGCCGACAGGGCACGTTGGCGAAACGGCTCACAGGTTAGGATTTGAAAACAACCCACAGGTCGGAATTGACCTGTGGTTGACTAGACACAAAACGAATCGGCAAACCACACATTGCGTTGGTCGTGATATAACGTGGCATCGTCGGATTGAATAAATTTCCGATTTCATAGCTTCCGACCACCACCGTGTTTCCATTGGGCAACAGGGCTTCAATCGTCCAAATTGCATTCACTGACGACGAGGCCGCGCAGAACGCGCTGCGATACGTCGTTGCGTCGAGCCATTGACTGGTAGTTTGACCGGTAAGTTTCAATTTCTCTACTGCCACCAGTCGTCTAAACGAAGCGGTATAAATGCTCCCGGACATTTCTTACCTCCAGTTTCGGTATGGTAGTGTCAGCAAGCTGATAAACTGCCGAAACTTCTGCAGTTGCCTTTTGCACGCGCCGATAACGATCTGCCGATCGAAGAACACTTGTTTCTTTTCAACGCCAACCATCATGGTGCGGTGTACCCCTGAGCATTGACGTAAACCGCCGCACCGGTGGTGATGCAGGCGAAGTTCAGGGCTGTGTTAGCAGACGTCTTAATGGGGTTATCGAAGTGCACGTTGAAGTTAATGGCGTTGGCTGGCAAGTGCCCTCTCCAAATAACCGTAGTCCCATCTTTGACCACGACCTCCGTCGCTGTCGCTGAGTTGTTTGATAGCTGCATGGAGTTCAAATAACGGCGCAACCCCGCGCCTGCAGCGGCAGCGAGGACCACATCCGTGGTATTGTTGACTCCTCCTGCTGCCGAAGCATAGGACCACTCCAGCTCCGGAATCTGCCACGGGCGAACGATCTGAACGCCTTGCAGAGTGGTGATGAAGTCGGCCACGTCATTTGTAGCAACCGTTGCATAGGGAGCAGAGAGAGCTCGACCCGCCATGATCAAGGGTGCGGTTGTGCCGCGGACACCATCGTGCGCGACTGGCCCGACGGCGGTGACTTGCCCAATCAGAGTGGTTGATGAGGTGGCACCTGTGATGACCACCCCCACTCCTTGTCCAGCGACCATTTGGCCACGCCCCGCTGTGATTTCAGCCGTCAACTCTGCGTAGTCCTGACAATTGATAAACTGCGATTGCAGATTGATATTCGCAGCGGGAGCGGCAGCCAAAGCAAAGCGTCCCGATCCTGCGACGTAGCTTCCGACAAAGCTGGTCCCATTTAAATCGAAGTTATTGGCGTCGATGACTGTGACAGTGTAGTTGCCTCGAATCTCAGCCCCAGCATTGGTAACACCATTTAAGGCTTCGACCCAGACAACCTGTCCGCTAGTTAAACCGTGGGCGGAAGACGTGAGTCGGACGACACCTCCTGCACCGGCAGCAGCATTGCTTACTAGCCTCCACGCCTGGTGATTCATCGAGCGAATCCGCAGCTTGTAGACAGCGGTCGGATCAGGAATTTGCTGATGGCGAACGTAAGAGTTGGAGCGCCCCGTGGTAGCGTCGAGCGTTCGCGAGTGGAAATAGCACTCGTCCGAAAACGCCTCGAGTTCAAGAATCGACGGAGACGCTGTTGTAACGATTGTCGATGGGCCGCTTTCCAGCGGAACCAAACCGTCATTTTGAACGGCATAGCGCATTTGAGTAACAGTCATGTTCGCTGCACCTCCGATATTAATTTGCAACGAATTCTTGCCATCGGATATGCCCGTTATTGGATCGACTGAGACCGCTTCCACGATATGATGCGTATTAGCCTGACGCGGCGATCCCGACTGAATTGCAATCATGGCGCGAAAAGGAATCGTGAATGTTTCTTTCGAAAGCAGTTCTACGAAGCCTCCCGCCGTGGTCCCTGAGGCGATGGTAAGAAGTCCGCCGGATATAGTTGCGGTTGAGCCTCCGCTCTCCGTGACGTCCCACCGTTCCGAAAGAGGTCGTGTCCAGGAGTCGCGAAACTTCTTCTGGATGGACTTTACCTTGAACATGTCATCGGCAACGTCAAACCCAGGCAGTTCGTTAGAGACACCTCTCTCGCTGGTGAATCTGAGCCGGTAAGGGCCAACATCAACGGTCGTCATTTCGCTTAGGCTCCTTACAACGAGCATCCGGCAAGGCGTTCAGCGGATTAGTACGAAATTGATCCGCGATTTTCTCAACCATCTCCATCAAACCATCGAGTTTGGCCAGTGTGGGATCGATCTTTTGTTGGACTGCGATATCAATTTCGCAATCGAAATTCAGTTCCTCCGTCACTGCGCCGGCAATGGCTACGATGTTGATTGGCATTACTCGACTCCTACAAATTTGGTGTGAATTCGCAGCAGTTTCCCGAACGGGTCACTGAATCGCCAAGGTGGTTCGCTACCGAAAGACATCACTTCGTA